CCAACGTTACCAATAACTTTAGAGTTATTTCCAATTTTTCCGCCGATTTCATTATTATACTTAAAATTTCTTGTTTGTCTCAGAGATTGTTCAGCTAATTGACTTGCAGGATTTTGATTTTTAATTAAAGACTGCGTAGCTAACGTTACGTCTTGTGCTGTTGAAATGTTTGGAGTTCCACTGCCTGGTATATTTAAATACCTAGAAATAGTAGTGTTTTTATAACCTTCTTTTCTGGCTAATTCTGTAGCTTTGGTTAGCCCACCTAGCCGATCAATTAAAACATTAGTTGCCGTATTATCTGACTTTTCTAGCATTAACTGTACTAGCTGTTCAACTGTTTTAACTTGATTGGCTTTTAATTGTCCGTGTGGATCAACCAAAGGCAATTTTATGGCGATAGCATCTTTTAAGGAAAGTTTTCCGCTTGTTATTTCTTTGGCAATCAAATCAGCAATAATAACTTTAATTGTACTAGCTGGTGACGCTGGGGGTGTTTGAGCGTTTTTAGAATATACAGTTTTTCCGCCAACTTCTTGAACTAAAACAGATTGAATATTTTTTGGTAATCTGTTGGTGATTTGTTGCTGAACTGATGGAGAAGGGTTAGGGGTGGAAGTTGATGGAGTGGGTAAATTTCTTCTGATTTGTCGAATACGGTTTGATGCTCCGCTGTTAGCAGGATTGCCGTCATATCGCAGTGCGTCTAGTTCGGATTGAGTACGAGGGGCATTTGGTTGGTATTTTCGTAAAGACTGATCGTAAACCTTTAACAGGTCTTCCATCCGTTTCATGCCTTGCCCTGGGTAATTAGCCCCTGGGAAAGATGCCCATTCTTTGCGGGTTGCGTTAATTGCCCCACGAATATCTCCCTTAAGAAGCTCGTCTAATCCACCTCTCATTAAAATACGACTTAATGCGACTAAATCTTGAGAGACAGGAGAAAAATCTTTTAATCCTAATTTCGCTTTTTCTTCATCCCATGTAAAATCCATGATCTGGTATCTTCCAGATGCCGATGAACTGGTCGATCCAAACGGGATTCTTTGACGTGGATGGTCTGCAAAAGAACTAAATTGTCCATGTCCAAAAAGAGTGTTATATCCCTTATTTGGCATATTGGCAGTACCTTCTGCGTAAGCAATAATATCAAGAAAGGCCTTGACGTGAGGATTGTTTAAATATTGAGATAATTCTCGACCGCGTGGTGTTAACCCTTTGGGAATTGAAGACGACTGTGGCGGTGGCGGCGGTAAAACCCCTCCCCCATTCCACACAGGAGCAGGGGTGAAATTACTAGGGGCTGGTAGTATCAAACCTTCCTTAGCTTTTCTAATTGCCTCCGCAGTTTCTTCTATACTTTTTATTAAGTCTTCTCCAGAAGTCTTAATATTTGGGGGAATAGCCACTAACTCAGAATTGATTAATTTAATTGGTTCTGGAAGTGTATTAAGATTTGTGACAATATCTTTGATTGATTGGGGAATAAAGCCTAATTCTTTATTGGTTTGTCGGATTAAGTCAGCTAGAGTACGATTGAGGTTTTCCTGAGTCCGTTTAATATCCTCAATCGTTCTTAGTCTATTTCTTTCAGCGTCTTGCTGTTGCTCTTGTAAGTTACGAATATTTCTTAGAGTAGAGATATAGGAAGTTTCTATCTCCTCGGTTCGGGATTGGAAGGTGCGTCCGCGACTAGCAATATCAGCTTGTCCCTGTACAAATTCTAGGAAAATGTCACCTAATTCTTTACCAGCGTCGCTTGTACCGGGTATTAATAAACGGTTTTTAACTTGCTGTACCCTGATTCTATCGGTCGCATCCAGTAGCTGATTTTGGGCATTTAAGAGTTTCTTATCGAGTTCCCTGACTAAATCAGTGTAACTTTCAGATAGAGAACGATTTCCTCTAAAAGCTGACAGTTGAGCATCTTCAATCTGTCTTCTATAATCTTCAATCTGACGATTAAAGTCGATTATCTGACGGCCAAGGTTGCGGTAATAGTATTGTATTTGCTCTTGCTGATCTCTTAAAGATAGTTCGGTTTCAGCTATTTGCTGTGTGATATTTGCAATAGCTGTTTTGACCGTTAACGGATCATCTACGTTTAATACTAATTTTTCTTGCTCTAAGGCTAATTGATTATAAAGAGCTGCCAAGTTTATCTTGGTTTGCTCTAGTCCGTAGCCAATATTTTGACTAGAGGAGGTTTTATTGGCTAGATTAGTAAGTTGTTCTGCTTTAACGATTTCTCTACTAGCCTGTTTTTCTTGTATTTGTCTTTTCTTTCTTTCGACAATAATCTCTCGACTAATTTGCTGAATTTCTTTCTCAGTGTTTAAAATATCTCGTCGAGCAGTTGCGTATTCTTTAGCCTGATTTAAAATAGCTCTTAAAGCAGCGTTATCTTTTAGGTCAGATTCATACTGATCCATTATTTTCTGAATAGCATCAGGAGAGAGTAAATTTTCAGCAATTGCTTCACCAAAGCTCGCTACATTTAGCTGTTTTAGATCTTCTTTAAAGTAAGTGCTTAAAACTTTATTGGCAGATTCAGATAGCCTTTCGTTTAAAATATTAGAGATAGAGTTAGCTGAATTGCCTAAAGTGGCAATACGCTCTTTAGCAGTCTGTAAGCTTTCTTCTCGAACTTTAACATTAAACTGAAATTCATTAATTTTCCCTGATGCAAATTGTTGATTTAATCCAATTGAACGACTTAAACTATTCCCTTCATTAGCAAAATTGGCATTAGCTCTTGTTCTTATAGCAAGATCAAAGGCAACTTGTAATTTTCTATATTCTTTTTCTTGATCTTTCAAGACTTGTAGATAATCTTGTTCCGCTTTTTTTAGTTGACCAATTATAGTCAAGAGGTCTGTTTTACGTTGTTTGTAAGCAATATCGGTTATATCTTTATTCTTAAAGCTTTGCTCTAACGATGTTAACGCCATCTCATATTGTTGAAGGTCGGCAGTAATTCTTGACCCAACGGGACCTAACTGTTTGTTAATTAGCTCCTGTTCTTGCTTCATTAAATCCTGCTCTCGCTGGTTAAATTCAGCTACAGATCGGTCGTTTCCTTTTGCGCTTGCAATTGTTCTTTCTGCTCTGACTAAAGCTAAATTATTTCTGATTTCTTGTAATTCAGATGAAAATCGCTTGCTACCTGAAAAATTAGATAAAGTTTTTTGATATTCTTTAAGATTCCCAACTCCAGTAGCCAGAGATTTATCAATGTTTTCTAGTCCTTGTCGTAATTCTAATAGTGACATAAGCCATTTAGAATTATAAACAATCCCTAGTGTTAGAATATTAAAAAACTTTTCTCCTCCAGACAATTCCATGTCAGGCAAAAAGCTTGTTAAGCCTTTGCGATTACTGTTATCGGTTTTGTTTTGCCAAGCATCAAGAGCTTTTTTAGACTCTTCTAGGGTTCTTACAGCTTGTTTTAGTTCTTCGCTACCAGCATTTAATGCGTTATAAACAAATTGAATACCAGTTATCACCGCAGTAGGAATAATCAATGCTTTAATTAATCCTATTCCTGCTAAAGTAGCAAGGTTTATAGATACTTTTAATCTACCCATGGCTGTAGCTGTAGATAGAGATGCTACTCCGGCAGTTTGTAAGGATGCACTCATGGCAGCACTGACAACGGCTCCTAGCCGACCCGCTGCCGCAAATTGCATGACTGATTTTCCTAAGAATCCCATGACTGACAGTAACCCAGCGGCTCCCACTGATGCCACGGTCCCTAGATTGTTATTTAAGGTACTCAAGACGGCATTTAATGCCTGTAAAGCAGGGTAAGCAACTACTCCAATTTTTTCCCCTAACTGCATTTGAAGCTGTTCGGTATTGTTCTGGAATCGAGAGATTTCCGATTGTAAAGTTTTAGTGGAAAGAGAAAGACCTCCAGCACTCATCCGTTTATATTCAGCCGCTAACCGAGGCAAAACATCTTGTACCAAAAGATTGCCCGCTGATGCTTGTTGATAAAATTGGGCGGTGGTTAACCCCATTGATCGGGCGGCTACATTTAAAGAGTCGTTTAACCCTCCCGACTCGCTCAATTGCTGCGTGAATTCTTCAACGGAAACAACAGCTTTAGAGGCTATTTGCCCGATAGCTCTAAAAGATTCAGCTTGTTGTTGGGCATTAGTTTGTCGCGCCGATAATGCCTCTTGGAATCCTTCAAAAATATTATCTGCCTGCGCTTGTAGTGGAGAATTAGTAGTAATTAATTTGAATCTGCTATAAGCAATAGCGGATTCTTTAAAGGATATTCCTAATCTGTCAGCCCTTGCCACTAAAGCGTCAAGAGATTGTTCTACGTTGCCTACACCGGCAAGATTTAAATTTAATTTAATTCTTTGTAACTCAGTAAAAGCAAGTAAAGAATCAGTAACAGCTCGTTGAATCCTAAAAGGAATATCGTAAATAGCAAAAAATAGAGGTCGTAATAAATATTCTGCTCCTTTGAAAAGAGCAAATCCCCCAATTGCCGCTATAGCACCTTTACGAAGATTAACCATACCTCCTGTAGCGGCATTAAGTTCTTGGTCGAGAGTTCTGAGTGCTTTGCCACCAACCGAGAGGAAATTAATAAATCCGTCCGCTTGGGCAATAACAGCTTTTAGTCCGCTCACGATGCCGTCTGTAAAGCCACTAGAAACGCCCGCTTTTTCAATACTATCGAGAGCGTTGAAAATGTTGTCTCGTTTTTTATTCCAGTCGTCAAGAATTTCTTCTCGTGTTGATTGTTTTGGAAGTGCTTCGGAAAGAAGTTTTTTGCGTTGTTCTAATATTTGTTGCTGTTTTTCTAGTAATTGACGAGCTTTTTTAATATTCTCAAGATATTCTTTCGCCATTTCGCTTGCTGATTTTGCCTGTTTATTTGGTTCAGGTTCGGGATCAGGTGAAGCAACAGGTCGGTTAATAGGAGGGACAGGAGGCATTCCGCCGCTTGATGTTTGTAATTGAACAGGAGATGTAATCTTGGGAGTCTTGAATGTTTTAACTTTTTCTTCTGCTTTTTGTAATCGACTTTTAATATTTAATAATATCCGATCGTCAATTTCGATTTGCTTCCTAGCTATAGCCTCGTAACTATTAAATATTGGTTTTGGCGGAATTGGTCGGACTATTTCATCTACATCCTCCCATGGATCAGGTGAAGCAACAGAAGAAATAATATTATTTCTTGGGGGTTCAACAGGAGTAAAAGTTTTTGATAGAGGGAATTTGCTTAATTTTTCTTCTAGTAGCCCGTCAATTGATTCTCCACTCCACCCCATCAACATTGCGTCAATAGCTAACTCTTCTAAGTTAGGAATATCTACATCAAAATAAGATTGAATAATTTTTTCAATACCGCGAGGTGACAACCCTGATTCAATTTTTTTAACAAGTTCACTACCTAAACTCCGAAAATCAAAAGAAGAAATTCCTTTTTCTGTTCCAATTGCCACGCCTTTAATAAAATTTTCCCCCGCTTTTTTCCCTTTCCAAGACGGCGAAGCATTCCCCAATCCTTTATTTGTCGCATCAACTATTTCAATTGCAGTTTTATAGGCTATCTTTTCTGCGTCAGATGCTGTTAGCCCGATTTCTAGTCCTTTTTGGAAATCTTTTGACGCTTGTTTCCCTAAGTCTTCAATTTTTGCAAATAAGTTTTTAATAGTCGCTTCTAGCGTTTTTGCTTCTTTAACAAAAAGCTCATGTTCCAAGTTTGTTGTATTGTGACTACCCTCGCCAATATCTTTGTTTTTTTGTAGCTTTAAAAGTTTATCCCGATCTATTACGGGGAACATTCCTAGTTCTTTTTCTATAATTTCAACAATCTTTTTAGCGTCTTTAATTGACTTAATAGAATTGGCAACATTTTGGGCAATACTATTAAAACCTTGTTGCTCTAAGGGATCGTCTCCGATTTTAAAATGTCTTTTAATATTATCTAAATCATATTCTCCCCCAAAGGTTTTTCTGTCTCCTAAAAGACTATCAACTAACCGATTTAAAGTGTCTTCTTTGTGAGCTAGATCGTAGCCTATTGAATGTGCAGCGTCTAAATCAGACGACGATCTATAGGTTGACTCAATACTAAAGCTATTATCAGATTTTTCGCTTTCTATCTCTCTGATTTTTAGTTCTCGCTTGTAAACAGCCAGTAAATCAAGAAGACGGGAGGCTTCCTCTTTGTACAATTGAATTACTTTTTGTCTTTTTGCGCTTTCCATTAACAGGTTGGCGTATTGACTTCCAAATAATGTAGGATATTGACGTGGGTTTTCTTCGTCTGCTTTTGCGGCTATTTTGTTTTTAAGTTCCCAATAATTGTTACCAAATAAAGATTGAGATGCTTCTACTCGTTTGTTTTCTTCAAATCTTTCACCGTATTCACTACTAGGCAATTTAGCCCGCATTGATTTGTAGTCTTTCGGGTAAAAGTCTAAAAACATCAATTCTTTTTGAAGAAATTCTGTTCGCTTGCTCAAGTTGCTAATTTTTTGAGCAGATTCTAGTACCGATTCTATTTTTTTGTAAATAGCGGCAAATTGCTTATCAATGGGAACATCAACAAAATCAGATAAAAGATAGCGAATAGACTGAGAAGTATCTTTTTTAAATTCTGGCAATGTTTCACTAAGGTTTGCAATTTTTTCTTTTTTGTATTTTTCTTCTTCTGTTTCTCCGGTAGGAGCAAAGAATTGTTCAATTTCTTTTACTTCTGCTGGCATTTCTATTTTTTTTCTGCCGAGGTCTTTAATGTCGGTATTTAATATATCAACAGTTTTTTTGCTGATGTTTTGTATTTTGGCAAACAACCCTTTAGATTCATTAACTACACCGTTTTCTACTCCTTTTATTAGGTTTTCCCCCGCTTTTTTCCCTTTCCAAGACGGCGAAGCATTCCCCAATCCTTTATTTGTTGCGTCGATAATTCCAATCGCAACATCTAAAGCGTATTTTTCGCTATTATTATTTTGTAATCCAATATTTAACCCCTTGATATAATTTAACCCAGACTGTCTGCCCTTACTGGAAAATATCGAACTAATCGCTTCAAGGTTTTTTGCGAATACTGGAACGCCAGCACTTAAAGAAGATGCAATAACTTCAATGAGTTTGCGTCCATAAATACTGTACTTTTCTTCTATATCGCCTAAATTAATACCTAAAAAATCAGACGGATCAATTTTGCCAGTAGTTTGAACCTCAAGGTATTCAAGTATCTCATTAGGTCTGCGATTGTATTGGTCTGGTGTAAAGCTAGACAAAGGATTTGTTATTATCTCGCTTGGATTTCTCCAAAAAGCACCAGAGTCACCTCTAGTAAATGTTGATCGGTTGGCAATTTTTGCTATATCGAGCATTATTTCAGCATCGCCATAGTAATCATTTCCTTTGATCGGTTCGGAAAAAGAGTTAATTGCGCTATAAGCAACAGGTTCTTTGAAAACTTGTTTTTCAAAATCAAATCTGTCTCTTCTTAAACTCCATTGATTAAAAGTAGGGTCTATTCCTTGTGTTAAAATAGCTTGGACATTTGCAAAAGCTGTTTTATGTCCAGCGTAAAAATTAGATAATTGCTTGAGTCTAATACTAGCAGAAGCTAACGCATTTTCCGATGGCAAGTTTGATTGAATTAATCGTGTAGGAGTAGAATAAGAAATAATATCATTTTTTGGGGGTTCAACAGGAGTAAAAGTTTTTGATAGAGGGAATTTGCTTAATTTTTTTTCTAGTAGCCCGTCAATTGGTTTACCTTCCCACCCCATCATTTTCGCTTCAACAGCTAAATCTTTTAAGTTAGGAATATTTACATCAAAATAAGATTGAATAATTTTTTCAATATCGCCAAGTGACAACCCTGATTCAAATCCTTTAACAACTTCACTAGCTAAACTCTGAAAATCAAAAGAAGAAATTCCTTTTTCTATTCCAATTGCCACACCTTTAATAAAATTTTCTCCCGATTCTTCCCCCTTCCAAGATGGTGAAGCATTTCCCAGCCCTTTATCAATTTGATCTACTATTTTAAGAGCGTTTTGATAGGCGATGTCGCTTGCGCTAGTATCCTTTAATCCCTTAGCTAAACCTTTGTTGAGATTTTTCCCTGACTCCAAACCACCTTTAGCAAGAATTTGTGTCTGTAAATTATCAACTGACTGTAAAAAGCCACTTAATGATTTATTAATATTTGTTGTGTTAAATTCAGGATTAGCTCTTAACGCTGTAATTCCCTTTTTAACTTTTTCTAATTGAAAATAAAGACGTTCTAAAGATTGGATATCTTTAGTAGTATTAATTTCTTGACCAATGTTTTTTATGCCAATGCCAATTCTCTTAGTAAAATCAGCAGGAATTTCTGTAGATGCAATCTGGAATCCACTAAGTTCTTTTTTCCCTAATTTTGTTCTATCACTTGCTTTTGTTGTTAATAAAAGCCGAGTTAGTTGGTCAGGGTTAAATTTTTCAGTCAACGATTTCCATATTTCCTCTTTTCTGGCTCCTGCTCCTGATGCTGGTACGTCAATTCCCTGATTTCTAGCCAATCCTCGTAATTGTTTTACCGTGTAATATTCTGGGTTAATTGCCTTGATGTTAGCTGGAATAGGGTTACTTGCTGGGAAGACTCTCTCATCAAAATATGGAGTTATTTCAGTGGTAATCAAAGAATCAGCTTTATTCTTTGCCGCTTTTAATGCTTTCTGGGTTTTACCCTCAATTTTTTGCTGTTCTTCTTTGCTAATTAATTTAGGAACATTACTGGTAGCCGCTCCCAAGAGTCTCTTAACACCTTCACCGGCCATTAACGCCGATCCAGCAACTGCTCCCCCCTGCGATAGGACGCTGATAGTGCCGTTAGTTATTTCGGTTACAAGCTGCACTACTGCTTCCGTTAGCTGTTGTCCCACTCCAAACGGCAAGCCGCTAAAAGCTTGAGTCATTTGTGTGGCTACGGCTTGGACCATTCCCCGACCGCCAGCACTCATCGCCCCTGCAAGAATATCTCGCATAGTATTGACAACCGTGGCATCTAGCCCCATCGGGAGAGCGTGGAGAGCGGCGGCTCCCATAGCAGCCGTTCCCCCTACCTGAATAGCTTTTTTACCTATTGCAGCACCAGGTAAAGCCATTACTGGACGCTCGATCGCTTTTAAGACCGCATAAACGACTTGACCAAATTTAACAACGTCAAGAGATGTGTCTCGGAAAGCTTTTGAAAGTAGAAGGCTTGCTGTTTTTAATTCTCTTACAAGAGTTAATTGTAGTAATTCTGCAAAATCTTCATTCCCGCTAAGGTGCTGAATTTCTCCCGATTTATCAGGAGTACCAAGTCGTGAAGCTAAAACATCTTCTAATTTTAATTTAGCTGTAGCAGCTAAATCATTAAGTTTTTGTGGTTGATTATCTAGAATTGGTTGTTCTTTTTTTTGTTCGGGAGTATCTATTTTTGCGAAAACAGTTTCTTTAGTAGGCAAAGAAAAATCACCAACGATTTGCTTTAATAAAGTTGGTGTATATGAACCTAATGGAATTGCTTCTCCTGTTACTACAGGGGAAAGAAGAGTTTCATTAATTTCTCTTTTCTGAGGGATAATGGCTGATTTTTGTCTGGCATTAGAATCAGAAACTTGAGTAGCAAAAGGTTTTGAGTAGCCAGATTGAACTGCGCCTATTATTTTAAAAGGATCCATCAATCCGTAATAGTCAGAATCAATGATTGCTCGTTGAATAGTAGTAATTCTATCGTTAAATTTATCACTGCTAGTCGGATTAACTTTTGCATTTCCAAGATCAATTGAAGTAATTCCACCTTGTGCAAAAAATACATTCCCTGCAGCTAAATCATTATGAACAACACCCATTTCCTGTAAGGATGCTCCAAGTTGTCCTACTTCCCGATATAGAATAGATGCGGCCTTATTAAAACGATTGCGTTCTTTTTTAGCAGATGATTGTAATTCTTTGGTTAATCCTTTTAGCTCTTTGATTTTAGTCGCATCTTTGTTGTCTATGGCTAACTCTAATGCTTTATTAGCTTCCTGTATTTTTTGCTGAATTTCTTTGTAAGGACGTGCAATTCGATCAAGTATTTCTTTTAAAGGACGACCTTGTGTTCTTTCAGTAATTAAAGCCTGACCTGGAACTGCTTTGTACAATAAAGGAGACAAACGACCTTGTAATTTCTCATAAGCCTTAATTTCATCTTCTGACGCAATTTTTGTCGCTCCTATTGGGTCAAGATCAGTTTTATAAACAAGATTATCTGAAAGAAGAGCAACGGCTCCAGACATTCCTGTACCAATTTTTTTGATTTCAGAAATACCAGGAAGAATTTCTTTACCTACGGCGTTAAGAAGTTTGTTGTAAGCTAAAATAGCTGATTGCTTTTTCAGAAAAATTTCAGGAACAGTAACCTGTAATTGTTTTACTTCTTCTTCTTTTGGTAGTGTTGATGTGTCAAGGCGTGTATTTAAAAAACTTGCTAATTCCCCAGAAAACTCATCAACTTCAAAAGTTTTTATACTGTCTTTGGTTTTTTGCGATAATTTTCCTCCTGTTTTGATAAATTCATCAGCAACATCAGCTATTTTTCTGTATGCTTCAACAATTTTTTTTGTATAAGTTGCACCGAACGTACTTTCTTCAGAAGTAAACCATGGTATTGTTTCGGTTCTAATCTTTTCTGTCCGTCTTTTAACTTCATTAGGCTCTAAATTTCCAGCATACCAGCTAGGAGTATCAGCAAGTTTTCCTGATTTAAATTCTAATAATGCTCTGTTTATACTTTTTGCTTCTTGTTGATATTTTTGATACCCGGCAAAATCTTGAGGATTTTCTGGTAAATTTGCACCCCCTTGTCTAAATTTTTTAGCTATAAATGGAACTAAAGGTTCCATTAAACTTTTTAAAGCTTGTGACACAGGCTGTAATTCTTTTGTATCAAAAGAAGATATAAGACGAAGCCCTTCAAAAAACTTTGCAATAAATCCTTCTACGCTTACGTTAGGACTGCCACTGCTGTATCCTTGCAAGAATCTATGATAAGGTAGAGTCTTATCAAATTCCCCTGTTTCTTTAAGTGACTTTAATTGTAGAGTCGATCCCAATACTTCATATAGCTTATCGCCGGCATGAACAACTTTTGATTGTTGACCTGAGGTCATATCTGGCTGTTCAGCATTAATAGTCTTATAAAATAAATCTAGAAAAGGTTGTTCTTTAAATAAATGTTTTTGGTGGTGATTTGATAGCCCAAAAGGAGTATTACTTTCAATCGAGCGGAATTGGTTAGTATTGACTCCAATTCCTAATAACTTGGCAAAACCGAGAGGGTCGCCACTCAGTAATGCTGCATTAAATCCTTTAGGTGTATTTTGAGTAAAATTAAGAAAGGGATAAGCCATGGCTAATGCGTGTGGCTGCATTCCTAAATATGATGCTGTTTGAGCATACTGAAGGTTATCTGCTCCTCCTAAAGAATAGCTAACAACACTGCCTTTTTTACCCTGTTCTTCAGCTAATCTGGTATTGGCTATTGCTTGCGCTGCGGCTGTAGAATAACCAAACGGGTTAATAGCGTTTACTACCTGCCGAAAAGCGTTAATTGCTGTATCTATGGTTTCTCCAGCAGCAAAATCGGGAGCAATCTCAGCTATTTTATTCCTAATCATTTTTTCTAAAGGATTAGGGTTTTGTTTATCAGTATCAGTTTCAGGATTTTCTACAGGAATAAATCGTTTATTAGGAGCTAATAATTCAATTGATTGAACAACTTGTCTGCCACCCTGACCTCCCTTAAATTGCGCTCCTCCAATGACACTAACTACATCTTCCCCCTCTCTTAGTAATGGAAAACCTGCTTTTCTTTCGTTGTAATATTTTTGGCTTTCTACTGATGTTCTATAAGACCTCATCCCTTGTATAAATTTTAATAAAGGAGCCATTTCTTGAATAAAAGAATTAACAAATCCTTTTAATACTTGTGTTTGTGGCTGTGCGTCAACTAAAAACTGAGCCATGGCTTTTTTCCCCGCTTCTCGCGGCTTAATACCAGGATTTTCCGATTCTATTTTTTGTAATACTTGTTGATAAATTTTATTTAACTCAGAATTTTCTTTAATTAATCTCAGACGCTCCAGTGGTTTATTTGCAGGCACTAATGCGATTTCTTGTAATTTTTGAAGTCTTTCTGTAGTTTTACCTACTTCGGTGCGAGGAAAAGAAGCTTGTGTAGCTTTTTCTATACTTCCTGACCTGAAAAATTCTGATAAAAACGTTTCATATACTTGGTTTTTACCAATTAATTGTTCATCAATTTTTGTTATTGCGGATTTAATTTTTTTAGCTGTATTTTTAGCTGATGTTACGCCTATCTCTTCTGCAAAGGATTGACCTAGTTTCTCGAAATAACCAGTAACCATGTCATCAAGAACTCGTCCTGCAAGTTTAAAAGGAGACATTAAAATACGGCCAATTGCGCCTGCAACGCCTCCTTTGCTAGAGGATATTCTAATTTCTGACGATATTCGAGAAGTAGATCGATCAATCGTTTTCTCTACCCGATCTTGATACCCAGAAAACCGATGCTCAACAACAATTTTAGAGGGTGTTCTTATCTCTAGTGATGTTTTTTTTAATTCACGCAACTCTTGATTAAGAGAAACTAATGCGTCATCTTCGGCAAATACTTTAATAGGATTTGCTTTATAAAAATCAACTGTTTTCTTGAGGTCAACTCTTTTTAAAAGTAAATGACTGTTTAGCCCATAAAGCTGACGGTCATCGACGCTAACTTTAATTTTTAGTGGAGTCGTGCCAAGTTTAGTAACACGACGCTCTAGGGAAGAAAGCTGGTCTTTAGCCGATTTGATACCGCTATCATATTGGGCTGTATTTAGCCCTAGACCGATTTCTAAAGTACCAAGTGATAAAGACATTAGCTTTTCTCCCCTACTAATTGAATTATTTCGTCGTATAGTCCGCAATCGACTATTATCTGAGTGGCGAAGACTGGCACTTGGCCAGCTTGCATAGCTTCTAACAGAATTTGAGCGGTTTCTTGATCAAGAAAATATTTTTTATTTTCTTTAAACTGGTAAGGCAGAAAATCACTAGGATTAAGACTTTGTGACTTAGAACCTTCTTTAGATTGTGCTACTAGGTAGGCGTGAACCATGGCAGCAATCTGACTAACCGTACCTGATAGTGAATTAATTTCTTCACATTTGACTTTTTGAATCCCTGAATATTTTTTCAGGATTAACCAGTCTGGCCAATCTTCCCACTCCTCGATGGGTAATCCCCATGCACACCATTTGTAATAGATTTCTTCCCAATTAATGGGGTTAGCGATTGCCTCTAACCGCGCATTAATTGCGTCATCTATTCGTTTTTTTCGTCGTCCTCCGTTGATTCTGATTCTGATTTTTCAGGCTCTGGTTTCTCAGTTTCTGGGTTTTGCCACTGGGTTATGTCTTGCCAGAGATAGTCTTGATAGAGTTTTACTACCATAAATTGAGACATATCATTAATGTCTTGTATGGTGAAATTAACAGAAGATTTATCTTTAAGTTTAACTACCCGTCGAGGACTACCTAGAAAGTTAGCTAACAAGGCTTTATTGTAAGTTTCATAGGTTGTTTCCCGATCCTTAAATAAAGCGTTTAATTCATCGAGATAAGGCTCTACAAGTTCTATAGATTCTCTTGTTAGTTCTCTTGTTTTTTTGCGATTATTTAAAATTGATTGCTGCACGATAGCGGCGGTTTCTACTTTTTGTTCTACGCTGTCAGATTTCACCCCGTCAAGGGCATCAACCATGACCTGTTCAATTCGTTCTCGGATCGAACCGTCGTTAACTACTACTCCTTCAATTTCAGCAGTGGATAGTCCCGTTTTTTGCCCGATAGCTTTAATTTTCTCAAGATAAGCTTTGTCAGCTTTTTCCCGTGCCTCTAAGTATTTCTTGACTGTTTCATTTTCCTTTGGATTAATCCCGTATCGTTTTAAAAAGTTAATCCCAAATTCTCCGTTTTCTTTACTGACAATCTGTTTCATTTTTGCCCATAAAACATCATTGTCTCGAATATAGTAAAGCCATTCTTTTCTGAGGATAAAAAAGAATGTTTCATCAAAATTGAAATCACTTAATACGTCCATTTATTTTTACCTTTTGATTTCTTTTTGCACTTTGTTCAGTATTGAGCCACAGAGGATCGAGGGTTACAGATACCTGTATTCTTTCTTGGTTTTTTGTTCCGTCTGGTGGCTCGATTAATATCTTTTCTTGCTGACTTATTTCTCGATCAAACGTACCAAAAGAAAACCAGAGGTAATTATTGATTATTCTAGAATTGACTAGCATTACCTCTTGGTCTTCATCGACAAGGAGTTTAACTATTTTAATTGAGGTCATCAGCTACATTAGGAGAGAATGGCGACGTTGCCATCGGTTTAATGTCAAACACATTGCCACTAATAGTTAGAGTTACGTTTCCTTGTAGGAAATTACCTTTTTCACCACTAACATTTTGGCTAACATTTGTCTGAAAACCTAAGCCGCCGCGCTGTCCCATATAAACAATTTCAAGGTAAATTCGATCACCTTTTTGCTCTGCGGCCTTTACGATTTCATATCCAGGATCACCAAATACAAGCGGACCCGATACCGACCCAGTACTCATGATCTCAGAGATAAATTTCTCCACCGCCATTTCACCAAAGACGGAATCAGTAACCTCAGTAGAGGAGGTGTCAACGTTAAAGGTCTTGGCGCTCAAAAAAGGAACCCAAGATTTAATTGTGCATTTTTGAGCGGGAGTAGCAAGGGTAGCAGCAATTTTGGAAGGTTCGATCTGGATTGCTGTCTGGGTTGCTGTCGTCGTTTTTGTTCGGACGACCACATAATCACCGGCAGTCCCCACATAAATTAAAGTGCCAGCATATAAAATTCGGCCAAAACCCCCAGTCGCCACGGTAAGAGTGGAATCGCCCAAGACGATTGCACCACCTAAATCGGCTACTCGTGTGGAAGGTTCTTGTCCAAATCCGTAAGCACCAGAAATAAAAAATTGCGTATCACGGCTAGGGGTGAGGTTGTCACTCCGATTCAACTCTAAAATCTGATTGGACATTCTAATCACTGACTAAACTTTTCT